TCGTTAGGTTATTCGACATGCGTCCAGATACGGCGGTTGAGGATATGGCTGATCGTAGCGGTACACACACCATAAGCGGCGACCAGCGCCGTGCGCGGTTCACCGGACGCGGCGCGAGCGCGGATAGCGCGCACGGCGGCTTCGGTGAGCTTCGCCTTGTAGTGGGCGCTGCCGTGGGATTTGTTCTTCCTGAAATCGGCACGACCCTTCTGGATCATGTCGGCGACGTTATCAGCCTGCGTGCCGAGAAAAAGGTGGGCGGGATTGATACAGCGCGGCGTGTCGCACGTATGGCAGACCTTGATGCCTGCGGGGATAGGGCCATACGTCAGCAGGTAGGCGTAGCGGTGGGCGAGGTGGTGGCGACGGTGCCGGGTAGTCGTGCCGTAGCGCCCGTCAACCAGCGGACCCGTCCACAGCCAACAGTCGCCACACCGTTCGGTACGTTCCCAGAAACGGGCATCAAAGACAGCATCGGGTACACTGTACATACCGGCACCTCCACAATAGGTGTTGGTCATGCCCCGGGCGGTGTATCAGGCCGCGCTGGGGCTTCGCTATGCCCTAATTATACCATTTCCCCGATCCCGACGCCCTAAACGTGCGGGGGTGGCAACGCTATATCGAGGTACGCACAGACCTCGCAAGGAGATGGCCGATCATGACCGAGTACGTCCAGCCACAGCCGACCGCGCAGCCACAGCCGGAGGCCGTGCCCGCGCCCGACACCGTGGGGCCGACCCAGGCCGATCGCGGCGGCGGCGGCTTCGAGACCGCGCCCGCCGTGCATGGCGGCGAGCAGGTGCAGGCCGCGATGGACGAGACCCAGGCGCGGGGCTATCAGGGCGCGCGCACCGATCCGACGCCGCTCGAAAACTACACCCTGGCCGGCGTGACGAGCGGCAAGCCGACCCCGGAGACCTCGACCGAGGCGCACGCCAAGGCGCAGGAAGCGCTCCGCTACGTCCGACCGGGCCAGGCGTAGCCCGGTGCCGCTCGTGGTGCCGCCCCCGATCCCGGCCCCGACCCCCGACCAGTTGGCCGACTATCGCGCCGATCTCGGCGACACGGCGAGCCCCCCGGCGTTCGGCGACGCCGAGTTGCAGCGCCTGTGGCAGCGCGCGGGCGGCGTTCCCGATCGCGCGTTGCTGCTGGCCGTGCGGCAACTCCTCGCCAGTGCGGTGCGGTTCGATGACTATTCGTTCGGCATGAATGCGGCGAGCGAGAAGAAGTCCCAGGTGTTCGACCATCTGGTGCTCTGGGAGAAGCAGCTGTCGTTACGTGTGGGGGGCGGGGTCGCCGCCGTGCCGTTCCGGACGCGCACGAGCGGCGACCCGCTCGACCCGACGCTCGTGAGCACCATCCTACCCACGGTCTGAGGAGGCACAGATGGCGATCGATCCCACGGCGGTCCAGGCGATTTGTGACGGTTATGGCTATCAGTGGTCGCAGTACAAGGCGCTGGCGACCGGCACGAACGGGGCCAACATCGCCGCAGCGGCGACCGGGCAGGCGTCGCGCGTGCATGCGCTCGCGGACATCCCCGCGACGATCGCGCTCCTGGCGAGCGCGGAGGGCGGCGCGGTGGCCCGTGCCACGCCCGGCCAGGACGCGACGATCTTCGCCGCCGAGTTGCGCGCGCTGAACGCCCATCTCGGCGGGATCAACGCCTACCTGGTAGGCCACCCGACGCTCAAGGCGACGACCAACTTCGCCGAGGTCTGCGCGCTCAACGGGATCGCGATCGCGGCGGGGCAGATCGACGCCGCGCGCCCGGACGCGGCCTGATGCCCGCCTCGGCGTGGTTCGCCACACAGTCCGACCATCTGACGGAGGCGCGGGCCAACTTCCAGGCCCGCGCGATGGTCGATCGTTGCCGGATCGAGGCGTGGTCCCACGTCAAGAACCCGCGCGGCACGGTCGTCAAGCGCTTCGAGCGCACCCGCGCGGACAAAGTGCCCTGCCGCCTCGCGGCGGTCGCGGTGCAGGTGGCCGGGGTCGATAACGGCGGGATCTACGGGCGGTCGGGGCAACTGATCGACACGCTGGCCGATCAGTGGACGCTCGAAGTCCCGTTCGGTACCCCGCTCGCCCAGGACGACCAGGTGGTCCTAGCGGATGGGCAGCGGTATCAGGTGCAGGACGTGCGGGAACAGGGCAGCGAACTGCTCGCCGTGACCGCGCGGCTCGTGCGCGTCGGTCTCGATCAGGCGCAGGCCGGGCAGGGGGACGCCTGATGGCAGAGTCACGAATACTGCTCTCCCTGCGCGACGGCCCAGAGTTCGCCGCGTTACTCGGTGCGGCGGCGGTGGTCCTGTGTGCCATCGGGGAGCGTGGTGAACTCAAAAGCTACGATCGGGAGATCGCCGATCTGTGGAGCGCGATGAACGCTTTTGCGCCGGACATCCATGACGCACTGACACCGCTCCTGCGCGCCGAGGGGGGCCGATGAACATCGCCGTCTCCGTCAACCTCGACATGCGCCGCTTGAACACGCTGCTCGCCGACGCCTCGCGCGCCGCCCACGACGAGGCGCGCGGCCAGGCGGACGCGCTCAGGGACGATCTGCAACGCCGCGCGCCGCGCAAGACCGGGGCGTTCGCGGCGGGCATCAGGACGGTCGAGCGCGGGGAGTTCGACTACGCGGTGGAGCTGCCCGGTATGCCCGGTCGCTACATCATCGACGGCACGCGCGCGCACACGATCACGGCCAAGGCGGGCGGGGTGCTGCGCTGGGGCACGCCGGGCGGCGGGGTGGCCTACGCGCGCGTGGTCCACCATCCGGGCACCAAACCGAACGACTTCGCGCAGCGGGCCACGCAGGACGCCGTGGGGCGTTTCCAGGGCGGGCTGCGCGCCATGCTGAGGGGGCTGCTCAGGTGAAAGCGCTGGATGATGCGGTGGCGGCGGAACTGGCGATCATCGCCCCCGAGGGGGTGCCGGTCTACTACGGCAGCGCCGACCGCAACGACCCGCCGCCCTACTATGTCCACCACGCGATCGCCTCGCAGAAGGGGCGGATCGGTACGGCGGGCTTCGGCGGGCCGCGCGGGCTGGACGCGCGGCAGTACCAGCACGCGATCCTCGCGGTGAGCCGCGACCCGGACGAGGCCGAGGCGCTCCGGGAGGCGGCATACGGCCATTTCCAGGGGCGGAGGTTGGCCCCGGCGGGCTGGGAACCGACCACGCCGTGCGACTGGGCGGGCGAGGTCCACGATCCGGGCGAGATGCTGCCGGGCGGCGAACTGGTGTTTTTCGCGGGCGACCACTTCACGATCGACATCTACCGACAACGCGGCTAGGCGACTCGAAACAGGAGGGCTACGGACATGGTGGCGGTACCGCTGACGGGTGTTGATGGGGTCGTCGCGATCGCGGGCACCCCGGTCGAGAATCTGCGCGAATGGAGCTGGGAGCCGACGAGCACGGTGGTCAAGGTCGGCGGCTTCGGCACCAAGTGGGAGGTCAAGAAGCCGAGCGTGATCGATGCCAAGGGCTCCTGCAAGGGCGTCCACGTCACGGGGGGTGCGGGGCAAAAGGCCGTGCAGGATGCGTTCAGCGCGCAGACCCTGGTGGCGCTGACGCTGGGCGCGACGAGCACCGAGCATGTGGTCCAGCCCGCCTACATCACCTCGCTGAAGAGCATGGCGAAGTACGACGGGACGACCGATTTCGAGTTCGGCTGGGAAGCGGCGGGCGAGCCGACCACCTACTTCGGCCACTAGGACACGGGCAGACGGGCGGCGGGGATCGGCCCGCCGCCCCTGGATGAGCGAATGGGGATCGTGTGAGTAGCGCAGAGCAGCAGATCGCGCCGGACGCCGCCGCGCCGCAGTCGTACCCGCGCGCCACGCTCGATGCGCTGCGCGCCCTGGCACAGGTGGAGCGCCCGACGTTCACGCACGACGCGCCAGAGATCGATGCCTCGTTCACCTATCGCGCGCTGACCGCCGCCGAATTGGAGGCGGTGATGACGCTGGTGAGCGGGAGTGACGCCAATTTCCGGGAATACCTCGTCAATCGGGCGAGCATCGAACCGAAGGTGGACCACGAGTTGTGGATGCTGCTCGGTGAACTGCCCGCCCTGGTGCGCGGCAAGCTCGTTGCTGCGGTCATGCGCTCCTGTGGCTTGATCGACGGAGACGCCGAGGCAAAAAAAGATTCGTCGCCGATCCGGCCCTTGTCGCCTGGCACCGCATAGCGCGCGACATCGGGGCGACCGTCGCGGAGGCCAAGGCGGCGATCACTTGGCCGGCGTTCCTCGATTGGTGCGAGTTCTACCGACTGGAAGCCGAGGCCAATAACGCGCCGTAGGAGGGTCCGTGGCCGATACCATCGCCAGTTTGGAGATCGCGCTCGGCCTCGTCGGGCTATCCGCCGTGACGGGCGGGCTGCGCGAGGTGTCCGGTGCGCTCGGGCTCGCCGCAGATGGCGCGTCCACGCTCAACCGTGCGCAAATGGCGGGCGGCTTGCTGGCGTCGGGCGCGGCGCTGACCGGGCTGGCGGCGGGGATCGGCGCGGTGGCGGCGGCGGGCATCGGCTTCCAGGACATGCTGATCACCACCCAGAACAACACCACGATGACGACCGCCGACGTGGCCGCGCTGTCGGCGGGGGTGCTGCAACTGGCGCGCGATGCGGGCGTCGGGACCGACGTGCTGGCGAACGGCTTCATGCGCGCGATGAATATCTCGGGCGACACCGCCGCGAGCATGGCGATCCTGCGCGTGGCGACGGAGAGCGCCGTTTCGACCGGGGGCAACGCGGCGGCGACGACCAACGTCCTCGCCAACGCGATGCACGAATACGGCCTCGATGTGGTGCGCGCGGCGGACGGGACGCTCGACCTCGCGGCGGTGCAGGAGAACGCGGCGCGCACGATGGGACAGCTCCATTACGCCGCAGCCTTGGGCAACGCCACTTTGGAGGAATTCGCCAGCTCCTCTGGCCGCGCGATCGGGACCGCCGCGAATCTGGGCATCCCGCTCGCCGATGTCGCCGCCGCCCTCTCGTCGCTGACCAAGCACGGCTACGACGCCGCACAATCGCAGACCCAGGTCGTCGCCCTGATGACCCACCTGATCAATCCGACGGTCGCGGCGCGGAAAGAACTCGCGGCACTCTCGGCGCAGTCGGGCATCAACCTGACCGCCGACTTCTCGGCGGAAGGGCTCCGCACGAAGGGGATCGTCGGCGTCGTCGACGACGTGCGTACCGCTTTCCGTAAGCTCGGGTACGACGAATCCCAGGCCACGGCGGAAGCCATGAAGCTGGTCGCCGCCCAACGCGGCGGCCTGGGCCTCGCCTCCCTCATCGGCACGGGCTACGCCGATTACAAGACCGACATCGCCGATTTGAACGATCAGACGAAGATCATGACCGTCACCGATGAGGCGTTCGCGCGCACCCAAGGGACGGTGGCGAATCAGCTTGCCCGCCTCCAGCAGACCATGCCCACCACCGTGGATGTGGTCGGACAGGCGATGCTCCCGCAACTCGGGCGCTTGCTCGGGTTCATCACCCCGTTGGTGGATGGGGTGGCGGCCTGGGTGCGCGCCCATGCCGCCGTGATCGCCCCGATCCTCGGCACCGTGGCGGCGGTCGCGGCCCTCGTCGGGGCGGCGGCGACCTTGGGTGGCACGCTGATGTTCCTGCGATTCGGACTGCAAGGGTTCGGCACATTGCTGGCTCCGGTCGGGGCGGGGTTGCTCGCGGCGGTCCCCTGGTTCCTCGCGGCGGCGGCGGCGGGGGCGCTGCTCGGCCTCGTCTGGCGCACGAACTTCCTGGGTATCCGCACGCTCGTCACCGATGTGGCCGGGGTGGTGCGGACGGGACTCGGGGCGCTGAGTACGGCCTTCCATACGGGCGACTTCAACGCCGCATTCGGCACGATCATCACGGCTATCGACACGGTATTCGGGCGCGATGTGGCCGGGGCGCTGACGCTCGGACTGAGTAACGGCCTGCGCGTGGCGCAACTCTTCCGCGATACCGTGCTGACCGTGCGCGAGGTGCTGGGCGGGACGTGGGTTTCCGGCAGCGCGATCGATCCGTTCGTGAACAGCATCGGGCGGGCGATCGAGATCGTCCAGGCGGTCGCGCAGACGGCGCGCGAGGCGGCGAGCGGGGATTGGTTCGGGGGCCAGACCGAGGACATCCCCTTGCCGATCCGCGCGCTCGGGCGGGGCCTCCAACTGGCGCGCGACAGCATCATCACCATCCGGCAGGCATTGGCGGGCGAGTGGGTGCCCGCTGCGGGCATCCAGCCGTTCGTGCTGGCCGTGGGTGCGGCGGTCCTGTGGGGGCAACGCCTCGTCGGCTGGGCGCGGGCGGAATTGCCGGTCCTGCGCGACTATGCACGCGCCGCGTTCGGCACGCTGAGCGACATCGTCGAGGCGCGCGTGTTACCGGTGCTGAGTCGCCTGCGCGATTTCTATGACGGGACACTCCTGCCCGCCTTCACGCGCCTCGCGGATTTCGTGCGCGCCAACCTCGCCCCGGCGCTCGGCTTCCTCGCGGACCATTGGGCGGCGCTCTCGGCGGGCGGGAGTGTCGTGGCGATCGTCGCGGGGCTAGTTAGGACTCGGCGGGCCGCTGCTGGTCGTCTACGGGGTCGTCAAGCTGCTCGCCACCGCCTGGGTGAGCGATTGGGGCGGTATCCGCGCGATCGTCGGCGGCGTGGCGGGCGCGGTCGGCGGGTTCATCAACGGGACGATCATCCCGGCGGTCGAGCGGCTGCGCGGTATCGTCACGGGACTCGGGAGCTTCGGTGGCTTCGGCACCTTCCTCGACCTGCTGACCGGTAAGCACACCCCGCAGGCCGACGCGCTCGGGAGTATGCTCCTGCGCGGCGTCCTCGGTTTCACGGACGGGCTGCGCGAGGCCACGGCGGGCGCGGTCCACTGGCTCGGCGAGTTGTACGGGCGGGGGGATGCGGCCCTGCTGGGGCTGGCGACCCGCTTCATCAACTGGTTGACACCGCACGTCCCCGAAATCCTGACCGGGGTCGCGCGGGCGGTCGGGGCGATCGTCGGTTTCCTCGGCACGACCGCCCTTTCCCTGATCCGGGGCGTGCTGGACGGCGATTTCGCGGGCGCGTTCTGGAAGTGGGTCGGCCCGGCGATCCCGCCGCTGCTGGCCGCGCTCGGCGGCCTCTCCGATGCCGTGGGGACGTGGGTGCATGGCACGATGCTGCCCTACCTCGAAACGAACCTCCCGATATGGGGCGGCGCGTTCGGCGCCTGGGCCGGAGCGCTCTGGAAGGAGCATATCGAGCCCGGTATGGGCCAGTTATGGGCGAGTTTCTCGACGTGGATCGGGGCCACCGCCCCGGTGATCGCCGAGCGGGCGAAGGTGTGGGGCGCGGCCCTCTGGGCGGGGCTGACCGCGTCACCGAAGTCGGAGCACCTCAAGCAGGTGCAAAGCACGCTCGCGGCGATGAACGGGGTCGGCGACTTCAATCCCGATGCCACCGGGAACGGCATGGCCGACTTCCTGAACGGCCTCAGTACCAGTATCGCGATCTGGGGCGCGACGACCGGGCACAAGGCGATGCAGGACGCGCTACGGGCGGCGCTCACGGCGGGGCCGAGTGTCGCCGATGTGGGCGATAGGGTGATCGACGGGACGAAGAAAACCCTCGACCCGCAGGGTGGCCCGCTGGTGGATTGGCTCAATAGCACCGCGCCGAAGATCGAGGATTGGTGGACCACGACGGGTGGCCCCGCGATGGCGAAGGGGCTGCGTGCCGCGCTGACCGCCGGGCCGAGTGTCGCACAGGCCGGGCAAACGGTCCTCGATTGGCTGGATGCGCTGGCGGATTGGGTCGGCCCGAAGCTGGTGGCCTCGTCCCACTGGATCAACATGGGCGATCTGATCGGCAAGGCCATCTTCAGCGGCCTGCCCCAATGGGCGCAGAACGGGCTGAACGCCATCGGCGGGAGCGGGACACCACCCCCGCCCGGCGGGCAAGTCAGCCCCGGCTTCGGCGGCACGGACGGCGGGAGCGGCGGCGGCGGGTCACACAACGGCCTGTTGTCCATGCCACTCGGCGGCGGTGGCGGCGGCGGGCTGACGATCAATCTCACCATGACCGGCCCGACGACCGAGGAGCTGGCACGCAGCATGGCGCAGCAGTTGTACGACGCGCTGGCCCCGCTCCTCGGCGAGTCGGGCGGCGGCGGCGGCGGGAGCCTGACGACGGGCGGGGCGGTGTACTGATGACCGAGGAATGCTGCCCCCGTTGCCACGAGCCCTTGCCCGCCGCCGCCTGCTACGAGGCGTTGCCGCTGGTGCCGGGGCACCTCCCCGCCTATCGGCTCCGGCACCAGCGCGCGAGCGGGCAGACCTGCATCGTCTACGCGGGCGCGCCGGTGCGTGAAGAGGTTGGCAGCACGCTGACAGCGTTGCGTTATTTGGATTCCCATGCGTCGAGCCAGATCGCGTAGTCCACGATGCGCGGATCGTTGAAGGCGAACTCGAATGGTGCGGTACCGCCTACCGCGATGGCGGTTGGTCGGGTGAAGGTGCTTCCTACGGCCATGAGTTTACCGGTGGCTGAAAAGCCCGCGTAGATGATCTGCGTCAGATCCATGCCCACCGCGCCCGCGTTTTGCACCTGACCCGCCACACGCAGATTGCCATCCTTTGCTACGGCGGCGTTCTGTTCGCCGATAGCAGGCTTGGCATTGCCGCGCAGACTGAAGCCTGTCGTGCCACTGACTTGCACGGTGAATTTGACACCGGTGAACGCGGGTGTATCGGTACTGTTGTAGATGATCTCGAATGGGCCTTGCTCACCGGGCGCGATAATACCTGCTTGGGTAGCAGCTTCGTGCGCGCCTACCGTTTTGCCGGTTGCGTCGATCAGGGCGGCGCTCACGCGGTAGGAAGCGGGCTTGCTACCGGTGTTTTGCACCATCCCAAGCACTCGTCCGTACCCATACGACGGCGCAACGAGTTCATAGCCCAGCACGTCGATCTTGTACTGCGCGACCGGGGCCGTGGTTGGTGGGACTGTTGGCGCTTTCGTCGGGGCGGTGGTGGCGGTCGGTAGTTTCATGGGGGGCATCGTCGGGGCCGGTGCGGTCGCGGTCATGGTCGGTGGGACCGCAGTAGGCGGGACCGGCGACGGCGTAGTGGTCGCGCGAGGCGTTGCGGTGGGCGCATTGGCCGTGGCGACGATCGCGGCGTTCTGTGCCAGCTCCGCCGCCCTGGTCTGCGTCGGCGCGACATTCGTTGTGGCGGGAGCGCCGCACCCTACCAGCGCGGCGACCCCGAAAACCGCGACCCAGCGATAACGCATACCACCTCCTATTACGCTCGGTGTAGAATTACAGTATGCGCCTCATGCCGACAGTGAACGATAGCGCGATCGGGCTAATCGCGGGCGGTACTTTCAGCGTGGGCCGGGACCGGGCCGCAGAAGAGGGAGGGGCGGGCTATATGCCCGCCCCTCTGTTTATCGCATCGTGATCTAGCGCGGTAATCCCTGCGTAAACATAGAAAGACACGGGAATGTACCCGTAAACAGGGTTTATCTCGGTCTTCTGCTTTATCCGGTCAAGGCCGGATTATGCTAAGATGTGCGTGTAGTAGATCTACAGCATCTGCTACACGCCTACGGTCTTCGGTTCGCGTGTTCCAATGGCTTGGGAGAGTGCGCGCGAGCAGGGCTAGTAAGCGAGGGGTACGGACAGTCAAGGAGTGAGGATGCGATGAACAGTCGGACAGGGTTTCTATTTGCAGACCCGTCGTTCGCTGAGGGGGTCGCCCGCTTAGGGGATTTCAGCGGTACATTGAACCGCTATAACACTTCTAGCAGCCCGGAGAAGGCTGATCGTCGGGCGATGCGCGCGGACATCGAGGCCGTGCGCGCCGATGGGCAGGCGGTGAATCGGCGACTGCGCCAGGGACGCGCCCACAAGCGGCACGGTCGCTAATGGCGCGTCAGCGCCGAATCAAACAACGACACAACGGCGCGGGGAGTAATCTTCCCGCGCCGATTCCTCCTGCGGCGAAACCGTCTCGCCAAGACTTGGAAGATGTAACACAGGTTGAACGGGTTGAGTCGCTGCGAAGGAAGCGCACGTCGCAACCCTCGACCGGCATGATGCGCTATGAAGAGAGCTATTCTTTCGCCGGGCCATTGCCCCATCCGCATGACCTAGCCCAATATAAAGAGATACAGCCCGACTACCCCGAACGACTTATGCGACTCCATGAGCGCACGACCGATATGATCGAGGCACAAGCGACACACCGCCAAAAGATCGAAACCAAGGCTATCGACGGGGCCGCTACGCGTTCGTGGGTGGGTCTTATACTCGGCGGCGCGATCATCATCCTTGCCCTCTTATGCGGCACCTACCTGATCGCTCACGGCGATCAGGGGTGGGGGTTTGCGGCGATCATCGGCGCACTGGCAACGTTCGCCGGTGCCTATGTTTATGGGGTACGCCAGCAGAGCGGTCAACTATCCCGCCGTGCGCGTGAAGTGCCAGAGGATGCCGACGCGCCGCAACGGCGGCGTCATGCTGATCGGTAGCAAACGCCCCCGCCTTATACGAAGGCGGGGGCGTTTGTATTCGCCAACTCTCGTTACGCCGCGTGCAGATACCGCCAGTCGCTCAGGCCGCATCCTCCATGATCGCGGTGATACTCGCCCCGCCCATGCGGAGCGCCGCGCCGATGCTCGCAACCTGCGGGTTGGTGAGGCGCACCCGATCGATCAGGGTGATGATCGCCCGGATGTCGCCCGCTCGCGCGTAGCGCCCGAGCCAATCATCCCGCCACGCCTCATATTCGTCCCAGGTGAACGCCAGGAACAAGGTCTGCTGGTACTCCTGCATCCCCTTCAGGCGCACGCCCTGGCGCGGGCTGAGCGGGATCGGGTGCGCCATGAAGGGCAGTTGCACGTCGAGCCGTTTGGCTTTCAGCAACAGCGCCAGTTCGGCGTAGGCGCGGTCGGCCAGCGCGCCGCGCCGCACCCGCGCGTACCAGTCGGTCAGGTCGGGATCGGCGGCGACCTCGCGCTCGATCTCGTCCACGGCGCGCACCGCCAGATCGGTCAGGTTCGCCCGCGCGGGCGCGTTGTCGGCCAGCGCGCGGAGTAAGGCGATCAGGTCCACCCGGTCGGCGTGGACGATCAGCGTCTTGCGCGAGCCCATCAGCCCACCCCCTGCCCGCCGCGAATCACGGTCTGGCGACGCTCGATGTTGGCGATCAGGCGGCGCAGCCGATGGAGGTCGGTGAAGAGGTGATCGAGTTCGGGATAGCGTTCCAACGCGGCGCAGACCTCATCCTCCTTGAAGGATAGGAGCAGGTGCCGCACGTCGCGCCCCAACTTACTGAGCAGCAGGTGTTTCGCCACGCCGCCGTCGTTGATCGCCGCATCCGCGCCGAGGATCGTGTCGGTGAGTTCGGCGTGTTCGTCGGGGGGGGGTGGCGCTGGCGGCAGCGGCTGGGACGTAGGCGCGATATATCCGGCGTCAACGAGCGTGCCATGCAACCATTCAGGCGGCTCGGGCCGCGCGTACAGCCCGGCGTCGGGGTCGGCGTCGGGATCGTCCCAGGGATCGGGCGCTGCGGGGAGTAATCCGGGGGCGTCCGCAGCCCGTATTACTGTCGGTGTCTCTTGCCCCAGAGACGCCACCCCGGATGCTGGCCGCACGCCCCCGCGTGCGGCCATTTCCGTGCCCGACTCGGGCGGTAACGCCGCGCGCCGCTCGGTGGCGTCCACCGCCTCGCGCAACTGCTGCTCGGCAACAAACGGGGTAATCGTCTTGGCGTCGAGTTTCTCTACCAGCGCCCGCGCCACCAGGGACGCCGCCTCGCGGTCGCCGCCGCGTTCCTCGGCGATGTGCCAGATGTACCGCTCGCGCTGGAATGTGCGATTGCGGCGCGCGTTGAGACGCTCGGTCGTGGCGTCCACCTCGTCAGCCGATAGGGTTGCGCCGTGCGGCGCAACCCTATCGGTGCTGCCCATGCCGCGCCCGAAACGCTGCCCGCCCTCGCTCATGCGGGCGATCCCCTGCGCGGCCATGACGCCCGCCCATTCGTCGGCCTCGCGCATCCGCTGGCTGTACGACTTCTCGCGCTGGCGGTTCGCCTCGATCAAGAGGCGGGTCGCGTCGAGCGGGTCGGCGATCGCGCGCACCACGACCGGCACGCGGTCCAGGCCGAGCGCCCGCGCCGCGTGCCAGCGCCGATGGCCGGAGATGATATTGTCGTCTTGGTCCACGGTGAGCGGAGAGATAATCCCCTCCTCACGGATACTCTCGATGAAGGCCGGATCGGCGTCTATCTCGCCGTAGATCGTGGCGTTCAGCGGGTGCGAGCGAAGTTGATCGATTAGTCGTGTCTCTGTTGTCACGATTACCCCTGTTACACTACCGCTGCCTTACGGGATGGCCTAGGAACCGGCCCGTAAGGCAACTACCCCTGTTAGCGGCGGCGTGGTCGTTTCACGCCGCCGCTTTTCCCACATCCGACCCTTCCTCGCGATCCTCGGCGATAAAGCGTTCCAAGATGTGAACGATCTGTGCGTTGAGCGACCGATGTTCCCGCTCGGCAACTTCCTGTACCGCCTCATGTAATTCTTTAGGGAGCCGCAGTAGCAAACGAAACATGCCCGAAGCCGACATGACCACCTCCTTCCTCTCCACAGTATATGATATCAGAATGATTTTGTAAATATATCTTCTGGCTATTGACGCGATACTATCTATGTGATATCATTCGTATATCACCAATGGGGTGAAGAAACGGAAATGGCTCTGGGGAGTAAAGCCTGCCAGCCTTCCCCAGAGCCATCGAATGAACCGGGACCGAAGTCCCAGAACGGAGCAAGCATACCATGTCTACCCTGACCGCCCCCCTCCATTCCCCCGCCGAACTGGCCCTGCTGGGCTGCGACGACCACAGCGGGATCGTCGCCCTGATCGCCCCCTCCCAGCACGACGCGACCCGCGTCAACACCGTGGCCCTGGACACCACAAACGACACGACCCACTGCGACTGCAAAGCGAGCGAGTGCAACCGCCGCTGCTGGCACGCCGATTACGCGCTGGCCGCGTGGCTGGCCGCCCCCGCGATGTGCGCCGTCCGCTGGCTGACCGACGCCCAACTCCTGCGCTACGGCAACAAGCACCGCCTGTGCGTGGACACCTACCGGGCGCGCACCGGGCGGGCGCTCCCCGCCGATGTGGTCGCGCTCACGGCGGCGCGGTGTGAATGGCGTAGACGCCGTTCCGCCGCCCGCACCGATCTCCTCACGCCGAACCTGCCCCTCGCGGCGTAGTTCTCCCCAATCCCTGCCAACTTGTCAACAAACCATCCCCACCTTATCCACAAGGAGGCTACGCCGTGGCATTGAATGTCAATGACCTCATGCGCGCCCTGGTGGCCGACCTCGCCGAGGGCGACGTGCCCGATCCCTTGTACCAGCCCTGCACCCTGGCGATCGTCTGGGCCGATCTCGCCATGCTGGCCGGGGAGCCGCTGCCCGCCGACGTGGCCGCCGTGCTCGCCACCCCGGTGCCGGTCCGGCGCGGCTCCTACCGGGACCACGCGGCGCAATTCCCCGAACTGTATGTCATCCCGCGCGGCGACCTGACCATCACCGACATCCTGGCGCGCTGCCCGCACCCGACGCGCCGCTAGGCGCGT